GTCTACGAAGGTAGCTTCTGGGCTTTTAGCGCACTCAGCGCAGGCAATCTTACCATGAATATCACAGATTCTAATAGGAGCTTTAGAAGAGAATGCCTTGAGGATAGTCTCGCATCCCCGAGGCAGCTCCCTTGTATCTGGGATACTGATTAAGGTAATCTTTCGTAGCTCTTCTTGAGTAAGCCCCATGTGTAGAAGTGTCTCTGCTCCATTCTCTAGGTCGAACCAGACTATCTTCTTTAGTTCAGGGATACGAGCAGCAGTAGCTACAAGAAGAGTCTTACCTGTCTTGGGCTGCCCGTATAGAAGGATGGAATGATTAGGTCTTTTGGCTGATACTCTATTTGCAAGGTCGGCGAGGTTCATGCTCCTTGCTCCAAGCCCTCTTGATAGAGGATAGCATCCAGTCCTTGAACTTCCTTGACGCAGGAATCCACTAGAGCCCTCTGTAGCTTGTCATAATCTGGACCGCCATAGGCGTCGAGGTTCTCCTTTTTAGCTTCTACTCGCATATTATGTAGATGCTGTACCATAGCTATCTTATCCTCTAAGAGCATGTACCCAGCAGGAAATTCTATCTTGGTTGTTGTAGTGGTTTTCATTTAGCTTACCTACCTTTCGTGTGTGTGTGTTTAGAGTGTTTGTTCTACAAGCTGTGCGTAACCTGCGATATCATGCCAGTTGTCCGCATAGAAGGGATCTCCATTCAGAATCCTGCCCATCTTATTAGCTTGTGCTTCCAGACTTTCTTTCATGGCAGGGGTAAGGGAGTCCCAGTTTGGGGAGTCCTTCATAGCATCCTTGAGATTCTGTGCAATACGTGCCACTTCCGCAAAGTCCCCGTATCTTTTCCCCCGCTCCTTAAGTGTAGCGGATACTTGATTCCTACTGCGTCTAGCTTGTGTCATTATATTACTCCTCTTCTTCTGTGGTTGTGGTACGCTGGAACCTCGGCAGTCCTGATGGTAGCAATGCTACAAACCATAGCTTAGGTGCTACCCGTAGTTGAGTTGAGGCTGCATATCTGTACAGTACAAGCCCATTCCTAGGTGTTCCATTCTCTAGTGCCATTCGCACGTCAAGGTCTAGGATTTCTATTGTCTTGCCGGTACTAGAAGAGCGATACTTCCCTTTTGTCAGCACGGAAGTGGAGTGTATTCTACCCTGTAGTGCATCTCTTGCGGATGAGAGGCCTCTTTTAGCTACTGCGTTTGTGCGAGTCATAATCCTAGCTCCTATGAATGTGAGATTCAATCAACTGTGGAAGAGAGTACCTAAACTGGTATTCTATCTGGTCATCCTCTGCCGTCGTTTCCTTATATCTATCCAAGGTTTGTAGGGTGCAGGTTCCGAAGTGCTTACAGGGACGCATATACTGTAGGCAATTCTTACCCCTTAAAGGAAAGACACCTAGTTCTAGCATCTGCTCTAACCTACCTGTATCCATGCCCAAAGAGATAAACCAGTTGAGCCTATCTTGCAGGGTTTTAGGGTATGTCTTTACATGCACAGTAGGTGAAAATTTCGAGGTTTCGCTTCTTGTCCCTATCTGTCCTACTAGATAGATAACATCGTATTCTGAATGCTCCTCCCCTGCTATCTGATCTAGGACAATAGAGTAACCTAATGCTTGTCCTGAGTTCTTATATAGAGGGTCGATGTCATGCAAGGCCAATCCTGTTGTCTTGTTCTCAAGGATAGCATAACGCCCACTCCAGCGATTCTTTAGAACAAGGTCGATATAGCCTACGAAATAAATCGCGTGGTCTGGCTGTGAACCTAGGTCATCTATTCTGAAGCTCAGCTCAACTGCCGGCTTACCCTGAAAGAAAGCTACCTCCCAATCCATTAGAAGGTCATCCAGTTTAGGAAAGGTTACTAGGAGAAGATTCAATAAAATCTCTTCTGTGCGCTTATCATCCTCGAGGATAGGCCAGTATGCTTTCCATGCTGCTGCTAGTGCAAGGTCAGGCTCTTGGGTGAGAAGGTAAGTAGATACCCCCTCACCGAATGCCTTACCAAAGACAGTAGCTGGATAATCGCGCTTCTCTTGCTCCCCCTCCAAGAGTCTATCTAGCTGGAACATTCGCTCACAAGTAAGGAAAGTCTCTAGGGCTGAGTGGCTTAGTCGAATGTGCATGGGTCAAGTGTCCTTATGTCCAGTATCCGCTTCTTAATAATAGCGTATTCTGTGTTTATAATATAAGCCTGCTCCTTCAAGGCGTCAATTGCTCCATATATAGGATACTGGCGTATCATTGCCTTAAGCAACTCAGCTGTACGGAGCAGCTGCCCTACCTTATTCCACCTAACTTGGTTTAGTCGTTGCAGTTCTGTAGTCATACTACTTCTCCCTCTGTAGAAAAGCTCCCTCAAGTAGGTGATACTCTCTCAGTGGCATTCTGCGAATAGTGGGGCTACCTGCGTTCTCGTAGGATAGACTAGAAATGAAGCAATTATCTATTACTTCTTGCCTGTTCCTGTATGCCCCAAATAAATAGACTATTCCAGTCGGATAGATAATAACCCAGCGAGTGCGCGGTTTACTCTTGGTCATGGCTAGTCTCCTCCTTCCTCTTGGTTGATTGTTGCTCGCATCGCCAAGATTGCTAAATTGTGTAGCAGTTCATTCGTGGTAGCTAGCGCCTCTGTCAACCTAGCTACTCGCTGTTTCAGGTGTTCAACTTCTTCTTGTAGCTTCGCCTGCTCGAAGGCGGATAGTTCTTTGTGTTCAGTCATTTTGTTTCTCCTTTGCGGTATCTAACGCGAGTGCTTTGTTTAGACGGAACTCCGCGCCCCATGCCAGATTTGCCGTCTGGCGGACGGAAAGCTCAAGTCTGCACAATTGCAAGTTAGTTGCCATAACGTAGTCCACCGCAGCGCGCGCGTCTGTCCTCAAGGCTTCCACGCGCTGTTTCAGTTCAGCAATCTCCGCATCCCGCTGTGTTACTAGCAGGCTGACGGGGCTTCGACGGCCGCTGGCATGTTGGCTATGTCCAGTCCCGTCCTGCGCTCCATCACCATCTTTGGTAGTATCCCGAAAATGCGAGTTGGCGGAGCACCATCCCTCAAATTCTTTTCTGCTATCGGTCATTTCTCTTCTCCTTGTTTATTAGATGTATATGCGTATGTATATATGTGTGTATGTATATGGTAGTTGGGAGACGCGCTCTATCCTCTGGGTTATTTCCAAAACATCCTGCCATTTCATTCTTCTTAAAATTAGGGTGCTTCACCCTGCGCGGGATAGCCTTCTTTCGTACAAGCTACAATCGCCACTCTTTCGCCGCAGATGGTGGATGTCTGGCTAAACGATTGGCCGAATCCGAATCCGTATCCTCTTCCGTTTCCGTTTCCTCTTCCGTATCCGCTTCCGTTTCCGTATCCGAATCCGTATCCGCTTCCGAATCCGTTTCCATATTGGTTTCCGTATCCGTTTCCGTATCCGTATCCGTTAAGAGTTACAGTAGTTTCCATTTTGCTTGCTCCACGTCAATAATGGATATGATGGCTCGGCATGGAATACGAATAGTCCCAACCTTATCTAGTTTCGTTGCGGGAAGCGGGCCGTTAACCAACTCCCCGATACCTTTTGTCGTGCCCCAAATTCGGATATTACTTGCGCTTGTCAGGCGCACGAAGTCATCTGTTTCTTCTGCGACTCCTACATACACGAATCCACGATCTGCAATGATGATTTTAATATCGCCTTCATACTTCTTGGCATCATCTACAGAGTCTGCGCGAATGTACTTTACATCATCAATCGTAATCGTTTCAGGTTTGCTCAATTTCATTCTCCTCAAAATTAGGGTGCTGTGCTACGACAACACTTTAATATGGTAGTTGGGAGTGGACTCGAACCACTGACACAAGCCTTATAAGGGACTCTGCTCTGCCACTGAGCTACCCAACTATACAACAGTGTAACAGTGTAACCTTACTGCCCCTCAAAGAAGAATGTATAATTCAGGTTATCTTCTTTCAGGTCATAGGCTGTAGCATAGCCCGTCAGGGTGATATTGTTTAGAGCCTTGCCCCCTCGTACACGGGACATCTGTGAGAGGAAAGATACTACCAGCTTGGCAGTCTTAGTTTGCTCTGTCTTGTTGCGGCTATAGGCGAGGGAGTCCACTGTTGCTTTCATGGCTCCTAGCTCTGCGACCGCGAAGGTCATGCTACCGCTTTCCTTTTCTGCTGTTACTGTTGCTGCTAGTTGGTTTGCTTGGTTCATTTTATATCTCCTTAGTTAAGTTGCTGTAGTTGTACTGCGTTGTAGTGGTTTAGATAAACTCATCATCTGATACCTCTGACATAAGCTTGGCAAGCTCAGCTGCTGTAAGCTTCTTCTGTTTAGGTTTAGCATCTCCCTTCTTAGAAGCAGAAGCTGCTGCAACTGCTACTCCTACCATCCTTCTCAATGCAGCTACTGCCAGACCTAAATCCTCATCCTGTAGAAGGGAACAAGCTGAGGGATTCTCCAGAAGAGCTTGCTTAAGGGCTGCCATCTCTTCCTTTAGAGATACTCCATCGAAGTCTGCTAAAGACTTAATGCGTAGGGATATCTCAGAAGCTTTTTGTTCTATGTCTTGGCTCATATCTTTCCTTTCTTCTTTCCTGTTGTGTGGTGCGAGATAAGAGACTTGAACTCTTACGCCTTACGGCACAGGCTTCTAAGGCCTGCGTGTCTACCAATTCCACCAACCTCGCCTATCTTTCCTAGGGTTACTATCTGTTTTTAGATAAGCTCATCCCCTAAAAGCACGTCCATCTTAGAGGCTGCTTCTTCCATAGAGAGATGCAGAAGTTTATCTCCTATTACTTTCTTCTGCTTCTCTAGCCTGTGCAGTTCCTTAGCCAGTCTTTGAATCCTGTCGTCCAGCTTATGGAATTCCTTGCGTAGCATAAAGGCTTGGCTCATTTCTGTCCCTTCCCTTCTGTGCTGGTTCTGGTATTCCATTGGGAGATATAGGACATTAGTGTAGTATTTCTCCTATTGTACCCAGTGACTCCCGCTTCGCACACTGTACAGACTACCCCTGACATATCTCCGTTATCTCCATCATACAGGAGCTGCTCCAGATTTGCCTTCCCTCCACAGAACGGACAGGGGAGTAGTGTAGTGGCTCGTTCTTCCTCTGTAGTTATCACGATGTCCCTTCCCTTCCTTGTATCTGTTAGATTGATTAGATTGATTGGATTGATTAGAATGTGTTATCTGGAATTACTAGCTTCTTGATAAAGATTGCACCTTTCTTACGTAGGATAATGCGTAGGTCTACACAGTTCTCATACTCCTTGGATACAGTAGAATAGAACTCCAAGATTTCTTCTACCTTAGGACGGGAGTCTCCCTTCACCCTAGCTGTCTGCTTGTACTTAAGATTCTTCAGGCCTAGCTTCACCTCTTCTTCCTTCTCTACGGGGATGGTGATTATAAGCTCACCATTGAGAGAGAGGTTAGTTAGAAGCTCTCTGTAGGTTATCTCCTCCTCGGTATAGGATGTATCTGTGGTCATTACGTATCTCCTTCTTGTTGGATTGCCCTACTCTTTAGATAAAAGAGCAGGTTCTGTTGTTGTGGTTCGTTGATATAATAGCTTACATCCCTTGCAAACTCCCACGCCTTTTGAATACTGGCGACACCTGTTATGGGTGAGTGGGAGATTATTGCATTGGCAAGACCTTCTATGAGAAACGCCGAGGGGTTCCTCCGCACAAAGTAATTAGGAAGGTCTAGCCAATTAGCTACTGTAGTCCATTCACTAGGGTAAGTGATAGTCCCTGCTAGCCGTTGATATAGTAGAAGAGTTAGCAGGGATGGTTGATTTTTGGAGTTTACCGTGGTCATGATTTTTTGTCAATCCTGATTTTTTCCATAGTAGATTACTTCGTGCAGTGGACTGCATTGTTAAGCTTAATCCCACTGTTGAAGTATTCTATCTTCTCATCTGTTGTATTACCCTTGATTCTCTGGGTAGCTATAGCCTTGGCTATTACATCATCCTTGGCAATCAATACTAGCTGTTCCCTTGCCCGTGTAACCCCTGTGTAAAGGGCTTCTCTGCATAGGGATACTGCATGATCTCTGTGTAGGATGAGATATACCTTCCTCCATTCACAGCCTTGTGCCTTATGGATTGTCAAGGCATAGGCTAGGGAAAAGGATGCAGGGGCGTAGTCTCCAGTTGCATGTAGTGTAACTTCCATCCCATCATCTAGTAGGATGTCCGTTATGTGCGAGGCTTCTTTAGTCCTATCTCCCTCCGAGTCCTCTAGCATTTTATCAAGGTCGAGGTGTGAGTAGTCTATGGAGTCTAGGTCATCTGCTGTTTCCTCTTCTAGCCCTGTGTAGGTACCGAAGCGATTCAGGTTAATAGATGCAGGGATTGGGCTTCTACCCATATAGTGCCCGTTCACTGAGATTCTAGTGATAATACCTACTTGTTTATTATACATAACCTTATCACCTTCTGCAAGATAGAGCTTATTCATTCCTGCTAGTACTTCATGCACCACTGCACCTCTTTCAGAACCTAGGAATTGAGCAATCCACTTGTTCATATTATCTGTTCCTAAGTCTCTCTTATTCCATGGGCTTAAGATAATATCTTGGATAGGGTCATACTCTCCTAGCTTAGCCCACTTAGGAAAGGTCATTCCTAAGGATGTTGCTAGTTTAGCTTGTGTGTAGTTTGTTGTTCCACCCCTTACTACACGGAAGTCTGGAGCTTCTACTATCTGCTCTCCCTTTAGAATCCTATGGGCATTTTCTAGGATAGCAGAATCTTCCTTCTGACGATACACTTCTGTTAGCTCAATGACTGGGAGCTGTACTAGGGCATAGTTAAGAATAGCATCCCCAAATACAGGGGGTAGTTGGTTTATATCACCAATGAATATAACCTGCGTATCTGGGCGTAGGGCTGCATAGAGCTTCTCCCAAAGGTCAAGACCTACCATAGAAGCTTCCTCTATAATCAAGTGGGTAATGTCCAGTGGATTAGAGGCTGTCCTTTTAGGTGTGAAGCGGAATGCTTCCCTGTTTTCCTCATAGTTCCAGTAGGTTTCTGGAGTATACTCTAAGAGGTTATGGATAGTGGTTACATTATACCTGAAAGCTTCTTTTAAGGCTGGGAGCTTATGGATTGCTCTTCTTAGATTACCCGAAGCTACCCTTGTATATGCTACGAAGGCTATTGATGGAGCTTCTACCCTCGCTGCTGTACCCTGAATTTTGAAAGAGTGTGTGCGTAGGGAGCCAGTAGCTAGAAGGGCTGCTGCCACTTCTCTCTGTGCTGTGGTCTTACCAGTACCTGCCGCTCCCACTAGGCAGAAGCTCTTACCTGCAAAGGCTAGTTCTTTAGCTAGAAGTTGCTTACTGTTTAGGGTAATGTCTAGGCTGAATGCTCCCTTATATGCGTCGGTTGCTTCTGCTTTCTCTGTTGCCTCTGTTGCTTCTGTGGGGATTCTCTGGGCTAGAATATCTGCTACTGTAGCATCTACTACCAGCTTCCCAGCTTCCTTTCTAGCCTCAGCCTCTGGGGTTAGAGCATCCTTGTCTCTATAAGTGGGGTATTCTGTAGGGGTGGGGATAGATGCTTGCTTACGCCGTAGAATCTGTGATAGAGAAAGCTTCAGCAATACCTCTGCTGAAGTGGGTGTAGTAGGATTACTTGGATTATCAGGATTACTGGGTTGAATAGGTTGATTGGGTTGAATGATAGGACTAGGAAGAGCGGGACATGCGCCTTCCGCTTCCCGATTCTTCTGCTCCAGTCGTTTAGCTGCTATGATCTCTGATAGACTTCTCTTTTGTGTAGACATTACATGTTCCTCCGATAGCGTTCTAGGTCTAGCATTACGCTAGTTCTGGTAAGTTCTCTGATTGCGTTCTGTAGAACAAGGATATCCTCTGTTAGGTTGTTGTCATCCTTGTCTGTTACTTTGGATAGGTATTCTATGGAGTGTAGAAGCCTTGAGGCTATCTGGAAAGATTCCCTAACAGCTTCTAGGTGCGTGCAGGCAATGGTTTCCCTATTGCATCTGCTAGCGACTTCTTTATAGGATATATTTGTGTATAGTGGATTAGTCATTGGGAGCCCCTATGTTTGGTTTGTTCTCTTGGTATATCCTAGCTAGTGCAATATACCCAGTTGTTCTATGTTGGAAGGATATAATAACTTTTTGAGTTTCCATTCCGAGGGTTGCTAGGTTGAGTTGAGTAGGATAGCTTAACTCATGTAACCTTCTGCGAAGCTTGGAGTCCATGTGCAGGATGTAGAAGATTCCTTTTTCTAGGATATATCTATCCTTATGGCTAGCTTGGGTGAAAAGCCTAGTTCCTAGATGATAGTCTATTATATCCTCATATATATCTAGGGTAGTTGGGTCTATTATCCCGAAAGTGTTTCGCATATTAGATGTCGTCATAGCTCTTCCTTTCCTCTTCTTCCTCGAAGTCCTCTATCTCTTCTGGTTCTTGGTCTTGGTCTTGGTTTGGTTCTGGGGTAAGAGTCTTGTGTGCTAGGGATGCAGCAAGTCTAGTAGCTAGAAGGACAGACAAGGGGCTTTTTGGCTTCTCATCTTCTACTGCTTCCAGTTCCTCTTCTACTACCATATCATCCTTATTAGAGAAGATAGACTCTTCCTTATTTGCAATAGATTGGTCAGCTAGGATAGTAGCAAGGCGCTTGCAAGCTGCTGTCTGGTAGCGTTCAAGTACAGCAATTGCCCGTTGTTTGGTATCCTCTTCTGCTGTTAGCAGATAGTCCCCAGACAGTAGAACCTTTAGGAAAGATAGGAACTTGTCGGATAGAATCGAGGCTGTGGTAAGGGATTTGAGAATCTTCCTAGCTTCTACTAAAGAGGCCTTCTGCTGCGCTTCTTTTGTCCGCCTTGCTCGAAGGATAGCTTCTGCAATCTCTCTACTGCGCTGATGAACCTTATGAGATTCTATCGAGTCCACTTCTTTATATATTCCAGCAAGTTCTACTACATCCTTTTGTGGATATAGGATGTTTTTACACTGGTTCTGGTGGTTTATTAGGGTGGTTGCTAGGGTAATAGATTTGGGCTCACCTTCTAGCTTGGGGTGGATAGAAAGTCTGGGCAAGTAACTATAAGCATCCTTGTGTGTGGATAGAGTAGAAGCGAAAAAGCGCAGGTAGGATATAAGAACAATGGGTGGAACTGTTTGCAAAAGTAGGTTTTGTTGGGTAGCAT